CTACTTTCTTTTTAAGATAAGCGGTCGAATTGTCGTCCGAAACAATAATAAGTTTTCGATTGTAAACAATTAAATCGACGTCACAAGCGATAATCTTTTGATTCTGTGAATTAAGAATATCGATTAAGTGATCTATTGATTCTTTGATTATTGTGTTCATAGAGTTTTACTCCCTTCCCTTAATTTCGAAGCGATTAAATTAAGTGACGCTACAGTCGCCCGGACTATTTCGGCCGCTTCGTGACTTGCTACCGCCGGCGCTGTTAATTTTGTTTCGATCTGATTCGCCCATTCTAAAAGTTTCTCTTTATCCGGCGCTAAAAGCGCTTTCCGTTTTGCTTCTTCTTCGGCGGCTTTTTTTGCTTCTTCCGCCTCGCGGGCTTTACGTTCCTTTTCTGCCTGTGCCTCTTTTTCTTTTCGTAATTTTGCTTCGGCTTCTTCTTTTTCTTTTTTCGCGGCGGCTAATTTTTCTTCGTTAGCCTTGCGTTCTTTCGCTAATTTTTCTTCTTGTAATCGACGTTCTTCGGCGGCGGCCTTCTCTTTTTCTTCCGCTTCCTTTTTTAGCTTTTCGTTTTCTTCCCGGATTCGCTTCGCTTCTTCTGCGTCTGCCTTCTCTTTTGCGATCCGGTCGGCCTCTATCTTCGCTTCTGCGGCTTTCCGGTCATCGTAGGTCTTCTTACAGCCTGTAAATAGGTTCTCAAAAGCAACGTCGGACATATCCTTTATATTATAAAGCGTAATATCGTCAACGTAGGGCGTAAGCCTTTCGATCCGGTCTTCATAGCGCTTTTGTATTCGTTCAAGTTCCCGGATTTCTGCGTATTTTTCCTGTTTTTCTAGGTGTTCTTCAACTGGGACAATGAGCGCCTTAATAAGATTAGAAACCCCGTCTATGGCTCTACCTTCGCGTAGGGACTGTTCTTTTAGTGTTACCCTTACTTCTTCTACCTTAACCCGAAGACTTTTAAGCGTTAGCCTCGCTTCTCTTGCTTTAAGCATAACGTCGGTTTGTGTTTCGTCGGTGACGACAATCGATCGCGCTTCTTCCGATAACTTCTTCGCTTCGTTGAAATAAGCGGCGAAACTGTGCATTAAAGAATCGATCTTAGAAGGCTGTAGGCCGTTCTGTTCTGCTACGATTACTAACTGATTTTTGTTTTCCATATTATTTTAACTCCTTTATAAGTTCTAACCCCTTTTTACATTCTTCAATCCAAAATTCGAACCATTTAATCCTAGTGTTCGTTCTTCGTATAAAATGCTCTTTTGCTTTTTCTTTAGTGTCATACGCATAAGTGTTATACGCTGATTTAAGAACCCTTTTTTCTTTATGTGGGTAATAAATCGGGTTGATAAAATAACAGTGTTCAGTTTCTCTAATAACTGGAAATTCCTTTAATCTTACTTGAGTGTCGTTATCATCACTTCTGTAGTCAATTTCGTATCGGTATAGCGTTTTCATACTTTTACCCTTTCTAAAATTGCTTTAATTTGCGCGATACCCATATCGACGCCGGCTTTAAGTTTTGCTATTTCCGTTTCGTTTCTAACTACCCTTGTGATAATTGCCTGTTTCGGAAAATTCTCATTAAAGACAACGTAGTCTACCCATTCCCTACCGGAAACGAATAATTGAAATTGCATTTGCCAGTTGTGGCCCGGATCAATCTTTCGATCGTAAAGGTAACGGACAAAATTTAAGTCATTCGGACATTTGATTTCAACTAAGCCTTCTTCAAGGATAGCGCCGTCCGGTGAACAACCGGTAAATTCGTCTAGTTCCATAAATCCGACTTCTTTGACGACATTTTCGGTTTCAAGTTCGTAAGAATTACGGGCCATAGCCTCTAATTCGTGACCGCGTTCAATATCTGCGTTTGTGTAAATGTCTTCTTTTATTTTACCGGTGATAATTTCCGCGACTTTCGTAAAGGCTAGAGTTTCTAACCCTTTTCCGTTTGTTGCTATTGCCTGTGCGTCGGAAGCGGTTAATTTTCCTAATCGCAATTTTAACCATTCTTCCGTACCTTGCTTAACATTGTGAATTTTCATAATTACTTATCCTTTCCGCCGTTAATGGCTTTGTCTGCGTCTTCGACGACAGTTCCTTCTACTACTTGCGTGATTTCGTCTTTTCTGCGGCCATACTCTACTTGCAAAGCGCTATAAAAGTCGGGGTGTTTCTCTTTCGTTTCCTTGCAAAATTTGACTAATTCTTCGTGGGTTTCTATTTTATTGATCTTTTCGATTATGTCTTTAGGAAGTTTCCCCGCTTCAACGTCACCCTTTTTTAAGACTGATTCGTCGTCTTCGTCGATTTCTGTTATTCCGAAGGCGTTTTTGAACGCGTGTCTTTTAGCAAACGTAGCCGCCGCGACAGTCACTTGACTATTGCTCATCACGTCGGTTTTATTTCCTAACGGAACGGTTACTTCGTTTAATTCGCTATGTCCGTCCCTGTGGGTTACTTTAAGAATCACTTTTACATTATTGTCGACGATATACATATTGGAAGAATAACTGAATCCGTATTTCTTCCGTAGGTCTTTAGTTTCTGCGTCTAAGACCTCGATCGGGGCATAAGAATAAGCCTTTTTCCCGGCTCTTGTTTCGACGGACTTTGTTTTCTGAATTGGCGGACATTCGGATTGAAACGCGGCCATATCTCTATCGTATGCTTCTTTGGCGTATTCGGATTTGAGTTCCCGGCGCATAGCAAGTAATCTTTCCATTGTTGCGACCGGTGTACCTTTTGCGATTGCTTGCGCGATTAAAGATTCGGCGCTACCTTGCGGATATTGTGGGTGTGAAGCCTCTATTGCTTTTGATTGTTCAGCTTTTTTCTTATTCATATTATGTTATTCCTTTCTATGTAGATTAACTATAGTTGATTATCATTTACTTTGTCAAGTAGCAAAATAATTTGCTTATTTAACCGTACTATTATTAACCTATGTTAACAGTATAGGGAATAAAAAACCACTTGTCAAGGGGTTACTTTGATCTTAGAATCTTGTAAGTCCTTTTTCTGCTACCCCTGATTTGTGAAGTGCCGCGTCAATAAATCGAAGCGCCGCTAATAAATACAAAGAAAAATTAGGGTCGAGATTCGCGCCGGGTACTAATTCGATTGCTTTGTCGATAAAAATAGATACTGCCCCCAAAACGGCCCACCGTGCCGCTTCCAAAACCAGTTTTCCTACTTTGGATTCTAAGAATTTAGAAAATGTTTTCTTAAAGTCTGCCATTTTTTATTCACCCCCCCAGTTTTTCGTATAAATCGAAAACTTGTTCTACACTTTCCTTAAATTGTTTGTTTCCTTTGTTTATTTGTTCTATTTTTTTGTCTTTTTCGATTATTTCGGTGGCCTGTGTTTTTACCGTTGCTTCGGCCTTTTCTGCTCGACTTAGTGCTGTGGCGCTCTCGGTGTTAGACTGCTTAACCTGTTCTTTTAATTGTTCGATTTCTGTTTTTAATTGTTCGACTTCTGTCGGGTCTGTCGGTGTCGGGGTAGGTGTCGGCTCAACCGGTTTCTTATATCCATACTTTTTGAACGTCGCAATATCCCCGAAGAAGACATTTCCGTCCGCAACGACCGGAATTCCCGGTACTGTTTGGTTATTCGTCCACTGTTGCATAGCGGCGAAGGGCCATTTGCCAATTTCTGCGGCGTTATTATTTGGATCAAAAGTATAAGCGGCGATCCATAGCCCATATCCGCCGTCAATGACCGGTTGCCAATCAAAACCCTTTGCTTGTGACTGATTTAGATAAATAAGCGGTTTGACCCCGATAGTCGCATATACATAGTCTAAAAACGCTTTACACCACACCACGGCGTCATTTGGATTTGAAGCGGGTTCATAGTCAAGAACGTAAACTTCACCCTCTACGGGCGATCCTACGACCTTTAGGAAATATGCGGCTTCTGCTTCCGGTGTATTCCCTAGATCGGGACGGGCAAAATGATAATAGCCTATGGGAAGACCTACACGACGCGCTTCTGATTGATTCCTAGAGAATTTACCGTCTGTATACCCATTTCCTTCTGTGGCCTTAGCAATTACGAAGTTAGCGTTGTCTTTATAAACGTCGAAGTTTACGTCACCCTGATATTTCGAAATGTCGTTTCCCAGTGATTTAGTCATTTTCCCTTTATGTAAATAAGTTTATAAAAATAATAGATTGCTGTCAATTCAACAAGCCGGGCGATGTATCGAACATAAGTAATGTCGTTAAACGTGTCGCCGTGATTGATGTTAAAAAAAAGTTTCAAAAAATCCCCATAGGCGACGATTGCATTGTCGCAAGCAAAAGCAAGTGTAAAGAGAAAAAGAAGAATCCGATACGGCCTCATCCCGTTGCTGTTTCCCCATTTTTGACACAAAATTTTTCCTTGAAGAATTGTCAAAATAAGACTAGGAATTAACGTTAGGATTCGTAAAATCAGAAATAGGGCAGTTTCGTTAATCATTTCTTCTTTCCATAATCTTCGCGAATAACGCCGCGAACGTTTTTTATAATAATCTCAATATGACCTTCCGCTAATAATAGCTTAACCCTTTTATTCACTCGTTGTAAATCCTTAATATCGCGATTTCGTCCTTCAATTATCTCATCGTGAAGGACTTTTCGCATTTCTCGATCGTGATTAAAAAATAATTTTCTTAGAAAATTCATATTATTTACTTTTCACCCGTAATAAATCTAGTATTGATTGAATTAAGTTTTTAAGTTCTGCGCGATATTCAAGGTCTTTTTGCCATACGTCTTTCATATCGGTTAAACGATCGTTACGTTCCGCCTTCGTTTCTTTGTATAAGAAAAAAAGCGCGATCAAAGTTAAAACTAACATTATTCCTAGTAATCCGTGTTCTGCTAAATTTGATAGTAATTCATTTGTCATATATTTATAATATCCCAAAAACCGCCGCGCCGCCACCGTCGGCCGCTTCGTGTGATGAAATCACCATTCCGTTAGATTCCGGATTTACATAGCTAATTTGTAGTGTGGTAAGCGTCGGAACTCTCACGACTTTATAAAACATCATTAACCGGCCTTCGTTCGGGCTTCCCCTGTTTTCCCTAATTAACGTAAGCGTGCTAGATTGCGTCCAGTCGACATCCGTTCTTTCGTAGGCCATAGCAACAACTAAGGCGCTGTAGGTAAGAGGGGT